CAAAGTGCAGTTAACTTCAACTCAAGTCGCTCTCGCAAAGCGTCTTGGGATTAGTCCAGAAAGATATGCTAAAGAACTCATTAAGGAGAAAATTTAATGTCTGATATATATGAAAACGACACAGATGAATCTACAGAAGAGTCTGTAGTCGATAAGCGTGCACCTAGAGATGTAGATGAAAGAAAAGACGATACTCGTCCAAATGATGCTTTTATTCCTCAATCACTTTTGCCAATACCTGAACCGCAAGACGGTTGGGTTTTTAGATGGATTAGAACTTCTATATTAGGGGAGTCCGACAACATAAACGTTTCAACACGTTTTCGTGAAGGTTGGGAACCTGTAATGGCTGAAGAACATCCTGAATTAAAAATTCAATCTGACTATGGTTCACAGTTTGCGGCTAAAGGTAACATTGAAATAGGCGGTTTACTTTTATGTAAAGCCCCTGAAAAAACAATGCAACAGAGGTCGAAATACTATGAGGATATGGCACAGCAACAAATGGAAGGTGTTGATAGAAATTATCTACGAGAAAATGACCCTCGTATGCCTTTACTAAGACCAGAAAGAACTACGAAGGTTAAATTTGGTGGCAACAATTAAGTAATTAATTGTGCTTTATTTAATTTAATCGGAGAAAAATTTATGTCTTCAACGGCAACTCCTATGGGTGCAGAACCTATTGGTACTCTGAGTGCAAGCGGTTCCTTTACAGGAAAAGTTAGACACTTAAAGATAGCCAGTAATTATGGCACCGCTATATTCTACGGTGACTTCGTAAAAACAGTCGCTGCCGGAACTATAGAAAAAGATACAGGAACTACTTCATTAACACCTACAGGTGTTTTTATGGGTTGTTCTTATACTGATCCGACTACAAACCAACCTACATATTCGCAACATTATCCAGCTTCTACGGTTGCTAGTGATATTAAAGCTTATGTGTTAGATGATCCTAATGTATTAATGAAAATGCAAGGGGACGATTCTTTGGCTCAAACAGCTATAGGTAATAATGTAGCGATTGTTCAGACCGCAGGTTCAACGAGCATTGGACGTAGTAAAAACGCTGTCGATAGTTCAACTATTGCTGCTACTACTGCTACGCTTCCACTTAGAATCATCGACTTTGTTGATGGTCCTGATAGCTCAGTTGGTGACGCTTACACAGATGTTATCGTTAAATTTAACGCAGGGCATCAATACGACAACACCACAGGTGTTTAAAGGGAGTATATAAATGGCTATTTCAAGAGCACAAATGCTCAAAGAGTTACTTCCGGGATTGAATGCACTCTTTGGCGATGAATACACGTCTTATGACGATGAGCACGCTGCTATCTACGAAACTGAAAACTCAGATCGTTCTTTCGAGGAAGAGGTGAAGTTAAGTGGATTTGATGCTGCTCCTGTTAAGAATGAAGGTTCTGCAATCAGTTATGATTCAGCACAAGAAACTTACACAGCACGTTATAATCACGAAACTATAGCAATGGGCTTTAGTATTACAGAAGAAGCGATGGAAGATAATCTTTATGATTCGCTTTCTGCTAGATATACAAAAGCACTAGCTAGGGCTATGTCTTACACTAAACAGGTAAAAGCTGTAAATCCATTAAACAATGGTTTTACAAACTCTTTCCAATCTGGTGACGGAGTAAATTTATTTACTGCATCAGGTGACGGAGTTACTGGTGGTGACGGACACCCCTTGGTTGATGGCGGTAAAAATAATAACCGTCCTGCAACAGCGACTGACCTTAACGAAACTTCATTAGAGAATGCAGTAATTGATATTGCTGGATTCAAAGATGAACGTGGACTTTTAGTTGCTGCCAAACCAAGACGTTTGATTATTCCATCAGCGTTACAATTTACTGCTACAAGACTCTTAGAGACTCAAGGCAGAGTTGGAACTTCTGACAATGACATCAACGCACTAAGAAATAATGGAGCGATACCAGAAGGATATTTTGTTAATCACTATTTAACAGATTCCAATGCTTTCTTCATTATTACTGATGTTCCTAATGGAATGAAACACTTCCAAAGAACAGCTTTAGAAACTTCTATGGACGGTGACTTTGACACCGGAAATGTTCGTTATAAAGCGAGAGAGCGTTACTCATTTGGAGTAAGTGACTACATGGGAATCTACGGATCACCGGGTAGTAGCTAAGATAAAATGGGCGATAGTTAATTCTATCGCCCTTTTTTTCGTTTTTAATCTAGGGTTTTATTTAATCTATCGACTGACCTAGCAGACTCGCCAAGACGATAGACTATTAAGGAGACTTAATTATGGCAAAATCAACATTTTCAGGACCGGTTAGATCACTAGCTGGTTTTATTTCAGCAGGTAATGCAACAGTAGTTAGCTTAACAGCAGACACTACACTTACAGTAGCAGCACACTCAGGTAAGATTCTTACTTGTAATGATGCTGATGGTAAATTTACTTTACCTTCAATCGTTGCAACTGCTCCGGGTAGGGACGATGATCCTAATCAAACTAACAACTTGGGTGCTTCTTTTACTTTTGTAATAGAAACAGCAGCTACAGATTTAGATATTAAAACCGATGGAACTGATAAGTTCGTAGGTGGACTATATATGGGTAAAAGTGATGCAGCAGGTAAAACATTTTTCTCAGGTGCTAGTAACGATGTTATAACTTTAAATGGTACTACCAAAGGCGGAATAGTTGGAACAATCATTAGAGTTACAGCAATAGCTTCAGCTAAGTATGCAGTAGAAGGTATTAACCTTGCTTCCGGTACTGTAGTAACTCCATTTGCTGACGCTTAAGGAGGTCTATAATGGCTGATGCAGTAACATCTCAGACCATAGAAGACGGTGGCAAGAATTTAATTGTCAAGATAACTAATATTAGTGACGGAACAGGTGAATCTGCTGTCGCTAAAATTGATGTATCTGCTTTAAATTCAAACCCAACAACAGGTGCGGCTTGTAGCCGTGTCTCAATCCAACGTATCTGGTTTAGTAATATAGGCATGGGATTCAAATTGTTTTGGAAAGCATCTTCTAATAAATTTATATTTGAAGCACCTGCTGACTGGACAGATACATGGGATTTTTCTATGGGTAATGAAGGTAAATCAGGAATACCAAACAACGCAGGAAGTGGAGTTAATGGAGACTTAGTGTTAACAACAGTAGGTCATACAGATGGCGATACTTATAGTGCAGTTATTTGGGCACATAAACACTATTAATGGAGAAAAGTATGAAACGTACTAAAGGCAAAGCTATGATGAAAGGCGGTAAGTCTGTCAAAGGTAAAGCTATGATGAAAAAAATGGCTGGTGGTAAAAACACTAAAGGTAAATCCAAAATGAAAGGACCAATGATGTATCAAGATTTGGTCAAGAAAAAATTTGGCGGCAGGGTGTAAATGGCAACTAGCGGTTCAGCTACATTCAATCCAGACTTTACAGAACTAGCAGAAGAAGCCTATGATTTGGCAGGAGTAGAAATGCGTTCTGGGTATCATTTAAGGAGTGCTAGACGCTCCTTAAATACCATGTTTCTTGAGTGGGCTAATCGTGGTATAAATTTATGGAAAGTAGAAAGCGGAACACAAGCTTTGACAGCAGGAACTGCTACATATACTTTGCCTTCTGATACTATTGATTTAATAGAATATTCTATTAGAACAAATTCAGGCAATACAAGCACACAAACTGATACACGTTTGAATCGTATTTCGGTTTCTACTTACGCTGATATACCAAATAAACTATCGCAAGGTTTACCGATACAAATTTATATAGATAGACAACAGGCAGCACCTGTTGTTAATTTATATCCAATACCTGATGATGCTGAAACATATACATTGTTTTATTACAGAATTGCAAGGATAGAAGATGTAGGAAGTCCGGGATCAAATACTTTGGATTTACCTGCTAGGTTTTTGCCTTGTGCTACTGCTGGACTAGCTTACTATTTATCTATTAAGCATTCAGGACAAGCAGACAGAGTTTTAGCATTAAAATCTATGTATGAAGAACAATGGCAACTTGCTGCGGCAGAGGATAGAGAAAAAGCATCTGTTAGATTTGTTCCTTTTGTTGCTAAAAACTAATGGGTAATTTTGCTTCTGGAAAAAAATCTATAGCTTATTGTGATCGTTGTAGTTTTGAATATCCCTACAATGATTTAAAGTTTGAAATATATAATCAAAAACGAACAGGCTTTAGAGTTTGTGATCAATGTTTTGATGAAGATCAACCACAATTACAGTTAGGTAAATATTCTACAGATGATCCTCAAGCATTAAGGGACCCTAGACCAGATAGAGGTTTGGCAGCAAGCAGAAGATTTTCAGCATTTGATCCTATAGGCGGAGGTATTACAGAGTTAGGTTCGTCTACTTTAGGTTTAGATATGTTTGGTAAAGTAGGTAAGCTTACAGTCACAACGAGTTAATTATGACATACGCAGAATTAAAATCAGCAATACAAGATTATCTACAAAACTCAGAAACAACTTTTGTTAATGATTTACCTACGATAATAAAACAAGCTGAAGAAAGAATTTTAAAAACAGTACGTTTACCTGTATTCAGGAAAGCAGTACAAGGGACTTTAACAGATGGAAATCCTTATTTGGCAACACCATCTGACTTTTTAGATACTTTTGATATAACTATTATTAGTTCTAACTCTCACACTAATTTACTTAGAACAGATGTTACTTTTATAAGGGAAGCATATCCAAATCCAACAGTAAAAGGCACACCAAAACACTACTCTTTATTTGATGAAAATACATATATAGTGGGTCCAACACCAGATGCAGATTACACATCTGAACTGCATTATTTTTATAGACCTACTTCTATAACAGCCGGTACAGATAGCGAATCAACTTGGTTGTCTACTAACGCTTCAAACGCTTTGCTGTATGGGTCATTAGTTGAAGCATATACATATATGAAAGGTGAGCCTGATCTTATGAATTTATATAACGCAAGATATGAAAAGGCTTTAGATAGATTAAAAGTTTTAGCAGAAGGTAGAAATACTACAGATACATATAAAGATAGCACTTTACAAATACCAGTATCATAAACATTAAGGAGCAGATAATGTTAAATAAACCAATAAAAGACCTAAAGGGCAAGCATATAGCAATAGTTGCTATGGGAGAAAGTCAGTTAGATTTTCATATAGCTACAGCACATAGTAAACAATATGATGAAGTATGGGCTATAAATGCTATGTCAGGAGTTATACCTAATCCAGACAGAGTATTTGCAATGGACCCAATGACAAGATTTTTTGATACAGATGATGCCGGCAATCAAACTGAATTAATGCGTAGAGTTTTACCTAAATTAACTTGTCCTATATATTCGGTTGAGTTAGATGAAAGAGTACCTAGTATTGAGTTATATCCAATAGAAGCAATTATAAGAGATACTGAATGCGGATATTTAAATAATACAGTAGCCTATGCAATAGCATTTGCTTATTGGAATAAGGTTGGTTCTGTAGCTATGTATGGTGCTGATTTTACTTATAAAAAGTTAGTTTATTTTGCAGAAATGGGCAGAGCCTGTTGCGAGTTTTGGTTAGCTAAATGTATGGAGCAAAAAATAGATGTATCTATAGCACTTAGGTCTAATCTACTAGATGCAAACGTTGAAATTAAAGATAAACTTTATGGTTATCATAGACTACAAGACCCTGTTGTAAGTTATGTTGATGAAGGCAAAATGAAAGTATGTAGGTATTCAGAAGTTATAAAACAACAAATGGTGCCGTATGGCATATCAGGAAGAGAAGACCCGCAGACAGAATTTAACGATATAGTAGAACCAAATAAACCATAATGCAGACAGACAAATTTGAATTATCAATAGGTAATGTAGGGGTTACAACAACTCAAAATAGAGGACACTCTGTTGAAGAATTGGCTGAAATGGCTACTAATAAACTAATTTCTATAAGCGATGATGTTGATCCTATGGTCAAAGCACAGGCTCACGCATTTAGAGATAGATGTAAATGGATCATTCAATACTATGTAAATGAGGGGATAAAAAACCATATTTGCACAGTATGTAATGAGTTAGAAAAACAAGGTCAAAAAGACCTAGCAAATATAATAAGGAGACTGTAATGGCTATTACACAAGCAATGTGTACTTCTTTTAAAAAAGAACTTTTAGAAGGTGTGCATAATTTTAAAAACTCAGGCGGTAACACCTTTAGACTTGCACTCTATACGAGTTCAGCAACTATGAGTGCAGCAACAACTGCTTATACAACTTCACAAGAAGCTAGTGGTACTAACTATACTGCTAAAGGTAATGCACTTACCCGTGTAGACCCAACCACTTCTGGCACAACAGCGTTTACAGACTTTGCAGATTTAACTTTTGGCACAGCAACTATAACAGCAAGAGGTTGCATGATTTACAATGATACAGCAACGGGTGATCCAGCAGTTGCAGTATTTGATTTTGGTGGTGACAAAACATCAACAGCAGGTTCTTTTACAATAACATTTCCTACCGCAGACGCTTCTAACGCTGTAATTAGAATAGCATAAAGGAGTTAGCCAATGGCTAATGTAACAGGTTGGGGTAGAGGAACGTGGGGTTCTGATACTTGGGGCGAAGAAAACCCTATTGCACTAACAGGGCTTGCTGGAACTTCAGCATTAGGCTCTCTTACTGTAACTGGTGCTGCTAATGTAGCAGAGACAGGAGTTGCAGCTACAGGTGCAGTTGGAAACGAAACAGTTACTGGTGAAGCTAATGTATCTGTTACTGGATTAGCCGGAACTACTGCATTAGGTAATGAATCTGTATCAGGTGATGCTAATGTAACTGAAACAGGAGTTGCTGGAACAAGTGCTTTAGGAACTATTCTAGCTGCTGGTTTTGCCATAACAGGTGTATCAGGAACTGCTTCTACAGTTGCGGTTGGTGATGAAACCGTAACAGGCGATGCTAATATGTCTGTTACAAATGTTGTTGGAACAACAGCATTAGGTAATTTAAGTTTAGTTACTAATAATATAATTGCAGTAACTTTAGGAGCAGCAACAGGATCAGTTGGAAGTTTAACAGTAGTAGGAACTGCTGTAGTTCAAACAACTGGTGTATTAACAACAGGAAATTTAGGAAAATTACTTGTTTGGGGCGAAGTAGTTCCCGGACAAACACCAAATTGGTCTAATGTAAGCGACACACAAACACCTAACTGGTCTAGTGTGAGTGATACACAAACACCAAATTGGGAAGAAGTAGCTTAATGGAGAATATAAATGGCTAGTACATACGTCAATGATCTTAGACTCAATGAAATGGCGACAGGTGATGCGTCAGGAACTTGGGGCGATACGACAAATACAAATTTGGAGTTGATCGGCGAAGCTTTAGGCTTTGGCACCGAAGCAATTACAACTAATGCAGATACACACACCTCAACCGTTGCAGATGGTGCTACTGATCCTGTAAGAGCGATGTACGTTAAATATACAGGCACATTAGATTCAGCTTGTACTATAACGATTGCACCTAACACTATGAGTAGGATGCAATTTATAGAAAATGCAACAAGCGGTTCTCAAAACATAATTATTTCACAAGGCTCTGGTGCTAACGTAACCATACCAGCTGGTGATGTAAAAGCAGTTTACTTAGATGGTGCTGGTAGTGGAGCAGCAGTAACTGATGCTTTTGCTAGTTTGAATGTTGTAGATTTAAAAGTACAAGACGATTTAACAGTTACAGATGATGCAACCATAGGCGGAACTCTTGGTGTAACAGGAACAGTCACTTTAGCTGGTGACATAGACTTAGCTGGAGGTATTGATGTAGATGGTACATCTAACCTTGATATAGTAGATATAGATGGTGCTGTAGATATGGCTTCTACGCTACAGGTAGATGGTGCTATAACTTCTTCTGCTGGTGCAACAATTACAGTATCAGATAACTCAGACAATTTAACCCTTACATCTACAGATGCAGATGCTAATAGTGGTCCAAACCTTAGAATGTATAGAAACTCAGGTTCACCAGCAGATAGTGACGCAATAGGTTTAATAGATTTTGAAGGTAGAAACGATAATTCTCAAGATGTAGTTTATGCAGCTATAGACACTAGAATCGTAGATGCTTCTGATGGAACAGAAGATGGTCGTATTGAAGTAGCTACAATATTGGCTGGTACTGCTGGAGTATCAAGAATATTAATGGATGCTACTGAAACTGCATTTAATGATAACAGTAAAAACTTAGACTTTAGAGTTGAATCAGACGGAAACGCTAACATGTTGTTTGTTGATGGTGGTAATAATCAAGTAGGCATAGCAACCAACGATTTTAACGATATGGGTTCTTCATCTTACGCAGGATTAAAAGTAGGTGGAGCAACTTTTCAAGATAGTGGTGGAGGAAACGGAAGTGCTACACATATTTTAAATAACTCTTATGTAGGTAGCGGTAATAATTTTTATTTAGATGGTGGTGGTGCGTCAAGCGGTATACAGCTAACATCTGGAGATATAAACTTCTTTACCTTTGATGGTAGTGGCGGTTCGGCTGATGCTCAAGTAAGTTACACATCAAGGTTACACATTGCAGAAACTGGGGTGGTAGGCATAGGAACTACGAGTCCAGCAACTACCCTTCACATGGATGCCTCTGGTGGTGCAGTATTGAGGATGCAGAGGACTTCAGCATCAGCAAGTAATAAATTAGAGTTATCTTATGATGGCACAGATGCAACAATATCAAGTTCTGAGGACATAATTTTTAGTACATTTAGTTCAGAAGACGCAAGATTTGCCGATGGCACTTTACTAATTGGTTCGACAACATTAGATGGCAACTCTGCAAAATTTCAAATTTTTCAAAATTCCAATAATAAATTTACTGGAGCATTTATATGTGATGGAAATAACGTTAATAGATTTGGACCTATGATACGTTGTGGTACAGATGATAATAGTGGTACAAATACTATGCTTACATTCCAAGATGGTGATGGTACTGGTATAGGTTCAATAACTTCCTCTGGTGGTACTGTCACTTATGGAGCATTTACAGCTCATCACGAAGTTAATGTGCCAAATTCAGACAATCCATCAGATGATTCAGACGCTTATCCTTATGGCACTCTTGTAGAGGTAGTTTCAGTTTATTTGACGGAAGCAAATAAAAGACAAAGTATTAGATATACAGTACAAAAATCACAATCTGCTAATAGTAAAAAAGTTTTAGGTGCATATTCAAGTAATATGCGACCTTCCCCTATGTGTCCTACAACTGGAACTTATGCAAATAATTTGCACAATATTAGTATATTAGGTGATGGACATATAATTTGTAATAACTCAGGTGGTAATATAGAAGTGGGTGATGGTATATGTACTTCATCAACTGCTGGTATAGGCATGAAAGCAACAGACAATCCTTCTATGATTGTTGGCATAGCACAAGAAGCAGTTACATTTAGCGGTTCAGAAACTAAATTAGTGGCTGTCCAATTTGGTGTCCAGCAATTTACACCTTGGAGTTAGAGGAGAAAAATAATGGCAATTAATTATACTTGGGATGTTTCTAAATG